GGCATTGCCAAAACAGGTGCAGGCACAAATTGCTGAATTGGAAGAACTAGAGAAAACGCTAGAAGCCCAGAAAAAACCAAAACTGGTTAAAGACGAACAAGTCGAAACCGAAACGGAACAACTGGATACCGAGGCAGAAGTAACTGAAGAAGCCGCTGAAGTAACTACCGAACCTGATGAAGCAAAGTCAGCTGACACGTCACCGACGGACGTAGCGGATGAGTTTGAGCAGAAGTACAAAACCCTTCGTGGTAAGTATGATGCTGAAGTCCCACGCTTGCATCAGCAAGTACGGGATTTAAACGGTAAATTGGATGAACTCGCTAAGAGTATGGAAGCCAAACCGGAACCGCCGACAAAGTCGAAGGAGAAAGTCAGTTATGTAACCGATGCAGATCGAGCCGAATTTGGTGAAGAACTGATTGACGTTCAACGTCGAGTAGCACAGGAAGTTTCGCAAGAATATACGGAACGGATGGAGCAACAAGACGCAGTTATCCAGAAGCTGCAAGACCAACTTGCTAAAACTGGTAACGATGTTGGAGAGATGAGCTTTACTCAGCGTCTACATTCTGTAGTTCCTGACTTTGCTGAAATCGACAATGATGAACGATGGGTTGCGTGGCTAAATGAGCATGATCCAATGCTTAGAGGTCCGCGACGAGATCAGGCCGCCGCTGCGTTTCAAGCAGGTGATGCCGAAGCAGTATTACACTATGTAAATCTGTTTAAAGAAAGCATTGCCCAGCCAGAGCCAGCGCCACGGGATCAACGCCAAAGCGAACTCGAAAAACAGGTTGCACCAAACCGTTCTGCTAATTCTGTACGTACGCAGAGTGCTAACCAAAACTCTAAGCTCTACTCCTCTAAAGAAGTCGACAACGCTTGGACTAAAGTTCGTGCCCTCAACACTAAAGGAAAATATGCAGATGCGGAAAAACTTGAAGCTGAATTGACAGCTGCATATATGGAAGGCCGCGTCAGAAACTAAGGCGCTCCCCTGTAAGCAGCTATCGAGTAACCAAACTTAATAGGAGGCCCTAATGGCTGCTGTATTCCCCGTCGTCGGTTCCGGCGCATTTGACACAAACCCATCTTACTCAGGTGGATTTATCCCACAACTATGGTCGCAAAAGTTGAACGCTAAGTTCTACGCAAACACAATGATGACTGAAATTTCCAATACTGATTGGGAAGGCGAGATCAAAAACCAAGGCGATACAATTCGTATCCGTCAAGCACCATCAATCACCATCAACGACTACGCAGGAGCGGGTACAACCCTGACTTCTGAAGTTCCTGTACCGATCTTCCAAGACATGCAGATCGACCAAGGTAAATACTTCAGCGTACAAGTAAACGATGTACTTGCTCACCAAGCTGACATGGACTTAATGAACATGTTCACTGATGATGCAGCTAAACAGTTAAAAATCGTTATTGAAAATGACACGTTCTTCAACTGGTTCGTAACATCCGGTGCAAACGCGTCTAACAAAGGCGCAACTGCTGGTGCTATCTCAGGTGCTTACAACCTTGGAACAGATACTGCTCCAATCGACCAAGCAACACCTGCAAACGTGCTAAACGCAATCTTACAAATGTCTTCAGCACTAGATGAGCAAAACGTTCCAGAAGATGGCCGTTGGTTAATCATCTCACCACGCGATCGTCAGTTGTTAATGCAAACAAACATTGCACAAGCTTACTTTACTGGAGATCAGTCAAGCACAATCCGTACAGGTAAAATCGGCATGTTAGACCGTTTTGATGTGTACGTGTCTAACTTGTTGCCAAAAGGCCAAGCAGGCAAAGGACTTGTTGCAGGTCTATCAGCAACGTCTACAGGTGGCACAGTATCAAGTGCTAAAGCACGTCGCATGATGGTAGCTGGCACAAGCACTGCTTGTTCGTTCGCTTCTCAGATCAGCAAAACTGAGCCTTTACGTAACCAAACTGACTTTGGCGACATCGTTCGTGGCCTTGCCGTGTATGGTCGCAAAGTTGTTAAAAACGAAGCATTGGTAACGGCCTTAGTTGGTTCTGCAAGCTAATAGCTAACGAGGGGGGGATTATCCCCCTCTCACCCCCTTAACGAGAGGACTAGGCTAATGGCGACCATAAAGGTTATCGACGTTATTTCCCGCGTCGAAGCTATTTTACAAGACTCAAACGTGCGTTGGCCACGTCTCGAGCTCCAACGGTGGCTTAACGAGTCGTACCTTAGTATAGTTTTACTTAGACCTGACGCGAACGCGAAGTGTGCAACATTTACATGCGCCGCAGGTTCTAAACAGACATTAACTGCTTCTAGCGGAGGGTTTCCTACTGCTGTTAGATTGTTAGACATCAAACGAAACGTAGCTTCTAGCTCTACCAAGAAAGTTGTTAGGGTAGTTGCCCAAAGTGTTTTAGACGACCAACGCCCCAGTTGGCATACAGAAACGCAAACCGCTAACATCCAGCACTATACTTACGACCCTCGTAACCCAAAAGACTTTTATGTTTATCCTCCGGCGGCTGCGACAGCGCAGCTCGAGGTTGTTTACGTTGATACGCCAAGCGCTCACGCACTTAGTGACAGTCAGCTAGACCCCGCAAATAGTAATACCGCAGTAATATTGTTAGACGATATATACCTTGGCCCAATCACTGATTGGATACTGTATAGAGCCTACTCAAAAGATGCTGAGTACGGCGCTAACGAGGCGCGTGCGTCTTCGGCGTTTCAAACATTTAACGCGGCTATTGGAACAAAAACTCAAGTGGATGCGGCCATAGCGCCGTCTCCAGGAAGCGCGGTGGCATAGATGGCTACAACCCTTTGGAGTACATTCTACCCATATATTCAGCCTCATTTGCCCGGTTGTCCTGAGATAGTGATGGAAGCAAGCCTGCAAGAAGCTGCTGCAAAGTTCCTAGAGCGCAGTGAAGTTTGGAGGTTTGAAATAGAAACGGATTTTGCTGTTAAAAACGTAGCGGATTACCCAATATTTATTCCGACAAAAGAAGCTGTACTAGAAAACATTTACGAGCTGGTGTTGGATGGACAGCCTATGAGTCGTGTCTCCGATAAACACATTGACTCAACTCGGTTTAGGTCCAATGGCAGACCTGCGTACTACACAATATTTCAAGATACTTCGATTAGGTTATACCCAACGCCGGACAAAAAGTATTCTTACTCCGGGTGGGGTGTCTTAAAAACAAAATTATCTGCAACTGGTGTTGAGGATTGGGTATTTGAATCTCATGGACGGTGTATCTCTTACGGTGCGTTAGCTCAGTTATCGTCGATCCCTGGCAAAGAGTGGACTAACTTAGACCTCTCTATGTACTACCGCCAAAAGTTTGCAAAAGAAATAGATAACGCAAACAGCAGGGAGTACCGCGGGGTAAGTTCACGCATTCAGTTTAGAGACTTTGCTGGAGGTAGAAGGAGAGGGTAATGGCTACATCATTTAACTACGTACAGGGCGACACAGGCCCCCAGATAAAAGTTACGCTCGTGGATGAAGATACGAACTTAGCTACAGACCTTACAGGCGCAACTGCAACTCTACACTTTAGAGGTGCGGGAGAAAGTACAGTTCTTTTTTCTCGTGACTTGTTTATTCAATCTGACACCGCAACAGCAGGAATAGCTATTTTGCAGTGGCAGGCGAACGATTTAAACCAAGAAGCTGGAACTTACGAAGGCGAACTAGAAGTAATTCGCGCCAGTGGTTTGCGAGAAACACTTTACGAAACTTTACGGTTTAGGATACGGGAGGACTTTGCGTGAAGCTAAAATCCGCAGTATTCCAAAACGCTCTAAAAGCCGCATACTCTTCTTTGGGTATGAGTGCGACGTATAGCAAAGCGGGCATTGGGTTCCTTTCTGCGCTACAAGGGTACTTTCTTCTTGTTTTAGATGAAGTTGACAGCGCGTCTACGTTTGATGACACGGTTGTTAGTTTCTTTAAGTCTTTGTCAGATAGTTCAGAAGCTGCTGACGATGCAGTAATGATTTTTTACAAGGCTCTAGCGGACGAGGGTTACGCGAGTGATGCTCAAGTTTTCCAGTTTGCTAAGAGCCTTTCGGATACTGCGGTCATTCCAGAGCAGATCAGCAAAGCTTTTGAAAAAGGTTATGACGATCCTGCGTACCCAAGCGATGAGCATTTTCACAGCT